AATACACACTTTGAAAACTTAGTTCACCTATCATTTGATGCTAGGAAGAATGAAGTTGAGATAAAGAAACTACAAAGAGATATTAAAAAAGAAAAAGATCCATTAGAGAAAGAACTTAAACAAGTAGAGTTAGAAGAAAAATTATATGGTAAAGCACAGATGGAGTTGGTTGCTAAACATAGAATGAGAGAGGTAGCCACTTGGTCTAAACTTAAAAAAGAATTTGATGATGGTAACTTTGATAAGAGAGATGTGAACACGCACCAAGCTAAATCATATCTATTAAGATTACAAAGACAGAAAGAAACGATAACGCCTGGTACATCACAACCTGAAGTGTTTAATGTATTAGGACAACTAGAAGCTTTAGAAAAAGGTTTAAGAGAAAACACTTTATCTTTAGACGCTAAGAAAACTAAAAAATTAAAATGAAGTTCGACTTTGTTTATTTAGGTCAGACGGTCTTAAAATACCAGGTTCCCTTAGAGGTATTTGTAGGTCTTAATGAAATCTACGAAAGACAAAAGAAACAACTACCAAAAGCTAACAAACAGTTAGTGGGTAAAATACAAGACGAAGTATCTTTATTTTATTCAGGTCCTAACAACGATAAGATGCATCAGCATTGTTTCTTACCTGATGATATACTGAAATGGTTTCATAGTATCTTTGACCACTACACAGATTGGAACAAGATAGGTCCAACACAAAAATCTATAAATTCTATCTGGGTTAATGAAATGAAAGCACATGAGTATAATCCTGTACATATACATCAAGGTAAACTCTATACAGGTCTGTCTTCTGTGATGATTTTAAAATTACCAAAGGACACAGGTATAGAATATTCAGCAGAGGAAAAACCTATGAATGGTAGACTACAGATTATTGGTGCAGCTAATGGTCAGTTTTCTAAAACAGATTATTCTCCAAACATGAAAATAGGAGATTTTTATGTTTTTCCCTATGACATGAGACACTGCGTATATCCGTTTAACGGAACAAAAGAAACAAGAAGAACATTAGTTTGTAATGTCGATGTTGATTACAATCCTGTATCTTCTAGAACTGGATCGGGGCAAAACGAATGATACCAAGAATGCCTAGATGGCAATCTTATGTTGCCACAACCACAAACCCTATCTTTACACCTGAACAATGTAAAATGATTATTGATGCTGGTCACCAGTGTGCACCTGAACAAGCTAAAGTGGGTGGTGGAGATAAAGGTAAATACGATACTAAGAAACGAGTGACAACAATCTCTTGGATACCTTTTGATAAACTACCACAGATGTACAAAGTTATTGAGAATCAATTATCTATTGTAAACTTAAATCATTTTTATTTTGATGGTGTAAGACTTACAGAGCCTGCACAGTTTACCGTGTACCCTAAAAAAGGTTTTTATGATTGGCACATGGATCTAAATGCTTTTGGTCAAGAAGGCCAGAATCCAATACGTAAAATATCTATGACTTGTTTATTATCAGACCCATCAGAGTTTACAGGTGGAGATCTTCTTTTTTCAGAAATGGGGGATAACAAACCCCTGCCCTTGAAACAAGGACAAGCTATATTTTTTGCATCATTCTTAAGACACAAAGTTGCACCCGTTAAAAAAGGTGTAAGAAAATCTTTAGTGATGTGGTTTGGAGGACCACCATTTAAATGAGTCAACTCCAAAGAAAAATACTATTTCCAACTGCTGTTTATTTTAAAGATATACCTAACGCTAAAGAACTTAATAAATATTTATTCAAAGAAATAAAGAAGTGGCAAAAAAGAGATCCCAAAGGAGAACATAAAACTAACTCGGGTTTTGGTTGGCACAGTAAAACAGATATGGATAAGAGAAAAGAATACAAACCTCTTATTGATGAATTATTTAAGATGGCTTACGAATGTAATAAAGATTTTGGTATTGAAGGTAAACTAGGTCTTGGTAATATGTGGGCTAATATTAATCCAACCTACAGTTATAATAAAACACATACACATCCTAATTCAATGTGGTCAGGTGTGTATTATATCAAAGTACCAAAGAACTCAGGTAAGTTATTTTTAGAAGATCCTAGACCAGGACCGAATACACATATGCCTAGAAGAGTAGATAATCTACCTGAACAATTATGGAGGGTGTGTGCCTATGAACCACTAGAAGGACGTATGATCTTTTTTCCATCTTGGCTACCTCATGGTGTTGATATAAATATGAATACAGACAAAGGTGAAAAGAACTGGAGAATATCTGTGTCTTATAATTTTATACAAATATGAGTTTTAAAAAGAATAAATATCAAGTTATACGTGGTGCCATATCAAAAGAGGTAGCAGACATAGCTTATAGATATTTACAAATATCAGCAGAAGCAGATCATTGGATGTTAAACAATGGTGTAACTCATGCAGGTAATAAACTTATTGGTAATTTTAACGATCCACAAGTTCCTAACTCTTATGCTAAATATAGTGATAGATTAATGGAAACACTTCTAGTTAAAACTATAGCTGTGATGCAGAAGAAGACAGGACTTAAGTTAGTGCCAACATATTCTTACACAAGACTTTATAGAAAAGGTAATATCTTAAGAAGACACAAAGATAGACCTAGCTGTGAAATATCAACTACACTAAACCTAGGTGGGGATGCATGGCCTATATTTATCGATCCTACGGGGTCTAACAACGTCATAGACGAGTATAAGAACATACATAAGCCTGGTGCACCCAAAGGTATAAAAGTGGACCTAAAACCAGGAGATATGCTTATTTACTCTGGTTGTGAATTAGAGCACTGGAGAGAGCCTTTTGAGGGTCAATTATGTGGTCAAGTATTCCTACACTATAATCATGCAGACGGAAGGTTTGCAAAGAGCAATTTGTATGATAAAAGACCTATGCTAGGAATAGTCAAATAACGTTGAACATCAACGCAATCTAATATAATCTGGAGATCTATGCTACAAAAGATAGGGTTTCAACCTGGTATAAATAAACAAATTACTGCGACAGCTGCAGAGGGTCAGTGGATAGACTGTGATAATGTCCGTTTTAGGTATTCTACACCTGAGAAGATAGGTGGTTGGAAACAACTAGGGGCTGATAATATTACAGGTGCAGCTAGAGCCCTACATCAATTTACAAACAGTTTAGGACGAAAGTATTCTATCATAGGATCAAACAGAATATTATACGCTTATTCAGGTGGTGTATTCTACGACATACATCCTATTAAATCTACAAACACATTATCAAATGCGTTTAGCACAACTAACGGGTCAACAACGGTTACCATAAACTTTTCAGGTGATCATGGTATTACAGCAGGAGACATCGTTCTATTAGATAATTTTTCATCTATTACAAATTCAAACTTTGGTGCATCTGATTTTGATGACATAAGATTTATGGCAACTACTGTGCCATCATCTAACACCATTACAATAACAATGCCGTCAGCAGAAACTGGATCTGGAGCTAGTGAATCAGGTGGTATTAGAGTTCAACATTATTACAAAGTGGGACCCGATGTGCAATCACAAGGTTTTGGTTGGTCACTTGGATCTTGGGGCGGACAAGAGGTAGGAGCTTTTACGACAGTTTTATCATCAGACATAGATGCGTCTACAACAAGTATTACATTAAACGATGCATCACAGTTTCCTAGCTCTGGAACAAACTTTATACAAATAGGAACAGAGGAAATATCTTACACAGGCATATCTACAAATACATTAACAGGTGTAACAAGAGGTGTAAGAAATACCACAGCAGCAACACACTCTGCTGGAGCAACAGTAACTAATTCATCTAACTTCGTAGCATGGGGTGAGGCAGCATCAGGAGACTTGATTGTGGATCCTGGTATGTGGTCTATTGATAACTTTGGTGACAAAGCCATTTGTTTAATTGTAGATGGTGAAGTATTTGAATGGAACTCAGCGGCAACCGATGCAACTAATTCTAGAGCAACTATTATTACTAACGCTCCAACTGCATCAAGACACATGCTTGTATCTACACCGGACAGACACTTAGTATTCTTTGGAACAGAAACTACGATTGGTGATAAATCAACTCAAGATGATATGTTTATTAGATTCTCTGCTGTTGAGGATATTAACACGTACACACCTACAGCAACCAATGACGCTGGTACACAAAGACTGGCCGACGGATCACGGATCATGGGAGCCATTAGAGGTAGAGATGCGATTTATGTTTACACAGATACAGCTTTGTTCTTACAGAGATTCGTAGGTCAACCGTTTACATTTGCCTTCGTTCAAGTTGGAACGAACTGTGGATTAGTAGGTAAGAATGCAGCGGTTGAAGTTGATGGCGCTGCATATTGGATGTCAGAGAACGGTTTCTTTAGATACGCTGGTGCCCTTGAAACATTACCATGTTTAGTAGAAGATTTTGTTTATGATGATGTCAACTTAGATTCTGGTAATCAAATGATATCTGCAGGATTAAATAATTTGTTTGGTGAGATTATGTGGTTCTATCCAACAGCAAACTCTGCAGTTGTTAATAAAATGGTCTGTTATAATTATCAAGACTCTTCACCACAAAGACCAATATGGACGGTCGGCACATTAGCTAGAACGGCTTGGGCAGATTCAGCTGTGTTTGGTAATCCACATGCATTAGAATATGATGCAGATGGTGTTGAAGGATCTAGTTCATCTACATACGTGCAAGGTAATACAGATGGTATTTCAACATACTATCAGCATGAAACAGGAACAGATCAAGTTAAAGGCGGAACGGTAACAGCTATTACTGCAAATATATTATCAGGGGATTTCGATATTACTCAGCAACAACAAGGTGTGGCAACAATTAGAGGAGATGGTGAGTTCATAATGAAGATAAGAAGATTTGTGCCAGACTTTGTTTCGCAAACAGGTAATACACAAGTAACATTAAATGTAAAAAACTATTCAAACGATACAGCAGCTAGTTCTTCATTAGGACCTTTTACAGTTTCGTCATCTACAACAAAAGTCGATACGAGAGCACGAGCAAGAGCTATAGCTTTAAAAATAGAAAACACAAGCACTAGTCAAGATTGGAAGTTAGGAACATTTAGATTAGATGTGCAACCAGATGGTAGAAGATAATGGCAAAGATAGTACAAGTATTAACAAGACCTAGTGAAATATATAAACAATCTGTAGCAGATGCACAGGTTAGAGATCTTGATGGTGTTATACA